AATAAGTTATCAAACTTCATAAATGATGAAGAACTAAAAATAAGGCTTTTTAATAAAGTTTTAAACGGAAAGGAATACAAGTACATATTTAAGATAAGAAAACGCCTTAGGATTGAATTTAGCTCAAAATAACTATGAAGTTCAGGGAATATCAAACAAGGATAGCGGAACAGGTTTCGGGAATGCTGAAAACTAAAATGATTTCGTATTTAGCGATGGAGGTAAGAACGGGCAAGACCTTGACTTCTTTGCTTGCGTGTGAAAATTACGGGGCAAAGAAAGTCCTTTTCCTCACAAAGAAAAAAGCCGTACCATCTATACAATGGGATTATGACCAATTCGACTTTAGTTTTAAACTGACCATCGTAAATGATGAATCGATGCACCTAATCGAAAGCAATGATTTTGATGTTATCATTCACGATGAACATCATAGATTTGGGGCGTTCCCTAAGCCTAATAAAATTGCAATAGATTTTAAGAAACGCTTCGGGCATTTGCCTATGATTTTCTTGAGCGGAACACCTGCTCCGGAATCTCACTCACAATGGTATCATCAGTTTTGGGTGTCTGAACATTCACCGTTTAATGAATACGCAAACTTCTACAAATGGGCAAACGCAGGCTTCGTAAATATCAAATTAAAATATTTGGGATATGCCCAAGTAAAGGACTATTCAGAAGGGTTGAAGGAAAAAATAATAGGCAGGATTCGCCACTAGATTATAACTTTTACACAGGAGCAAGCCGGATTCACATCAATCGTTAATGAAATGGTTTTGTTCTGCGATATGAAACCGATCACTTACGACATTGTTAAAAGGCTTCATTCCGATTTGGTTGTAAAGAACAAACAGGGAAAGATAATTTTAGGAGATACGGGCGTTAAACTTCAACAGAAAACACATCAATTGTTTTCGGGAACCATTAAATTTGAGGACGGCACATCAAAGACCATAGACAACAGCAAGGCGTTGTTTATACAGGATCGTTTCGACGGGGAAAAGATAGCTATATTCTATAACTTTGTGGAGGAATACAATTGCCTGAAGGAAACGCTTGGTGATAAATTGACAAACGACCTTGAAGAGTTTAATAGATCAGACAAATGGATAGCACTTCAAATAGTTTCGGGGCGAGAGGGCATATCGCTGAAAGAGGCAAAGTACTTGGTATTTTATAATATTCAATTTTCGGCAATTTCTTACTGGCAAGCCAGAGATAGGATGACAACAATGCAAAGGCTAAACAATGAGATATTTTACGTTTTTGCAAAGGATGGAATTGAACAGAAAATTTACCAAACCGTTTTAAATAAAAAAGATTATAACCTTGCATTATTCAGGAAAGACTATGAAATTTCAATCAAAAGTAATAAAGGAATATCAAGATAAGGGTTATATCGTCTTAAATATCATCAGGCTTTCTGCAAGCGGCTACCCCGATTTGCAATGCTTGAAAAATGGAAAATCGATATGGATCGAGTGCAAGGAAGGAAACGATACATTGAAGCCCTTGCAGAAATTAAGGATAGACCAATTAAGAAGTAACGGATTTATTGCGTTTTGCATTCACGACACAAAAGGAATTATATATGGCAGCGATAGACTTTAGTAAATTTGTGGTAAAGCCGAAAATATTCTTGAGCAAGTCAGGAAGGGAGTGTTACTTGTCGGGCATAAACTGCACATCAGGTGTTTGGAAAGCATCTATAAGATATGTTGACAATGGCGAAATGACAGAGGTGAAATATGATTTGATTGAAAAATATTTATAACCCGCATCCGATACCTCGACAATATGGAGTTTGAAAGCCTTAATTGGAATGAGGGGAGTATGTATAAGCCGTTTTGTGTTGAACCGATAAAAAAATAGATTATGAACCATATTTCACTATTCTCCGGCATCGGAGGTTTTGACCTCGCTGCCGATTGGATGGGATGGAACAACATCGCCCACTGCGAATGGAACCCGTTCGGACAAAAAGTTTTAAAACATTACTGGCCAAACGCAATTTCATACCATGACATCACAAAGACAGATTTCACTATTCACAGAGGAAACATTGACATCGTTACCGGTGGATTTCCCTGCCAACCATACAGCGCAGCAGGGAAGCGACTTGGAAAAGAAGATGACCGCCACCTCTGGCCGGAAATGCTTAGAGCAATTCGAGAGATTCAACCAAGTTGGGTTGTGGGCGAGAACGTTCGCGGGCTTACTAATTGGAATGGAGGGCTGGTATTCGACGAGGTGCAGGCTGAATTGGAAGCTCAAGGCTACGAAGTGCTCCCGTTTTTACTTCCAGCTTGTGCCGTTGACGCACCCCACAGACGGGATCGAATTTGGTTTATTGCCTACTCCTTTGGTAACCGATATACATCATGCAGAAAGAGTAAGTGCGCTGAAAGAAACCGGAGCGAAAACCATGGCAAGCCGAAAGAACGGATCGAACAGGCCAAATGGGTTGACGGATTATATGGACTTTCACGGGATGCTACCAACTCCAAAAGCTGCCCGGGGAACATACCAACGCAATCCAGGATCGGAGAAGAAAAACTTCACGTTGATGGGAATGGCGCCGTTGGGGATGTTGCCGACGCCCAGAGCAAGGGCAGCCGGGGGAAATTGCAGCAACGACAGGAAGAAAGGGAATTTGGAGGATGTGATAGCATCAATGAATCTTTTACCGACCCCAACAGCAACGAGCGACGCGAAAGGCGGATGCACCCGTCCGGACCCGAAGCGACAGAACGACACTTTGGCCCACGCGATGCACGCGGCCACGAACGGGGAGACTGGCAAAACTTCCCAACTCAATCCCCTATTTGTTCTGGAAATGATGGGATTTCCGCCAGACTGGACGGAATTACCTTTCCTAAATGGCGAAACGAGTCAATCAAAGCCGGAGGCAATGCAATAGTCCCGCAAGTTGCTCACCAAATATTTAAAGCAATAAAAGAATATATATCATCTAATCCTTGCACAATAAACAATTAATTCATTACTTTTGCGGGTATGGCTTTAACTGACAAACAAGAGGCGTATTGCCAGAACTACATCATTTGCGGCAATCAATCGGCGGCTTATCGGATCGCTTATGAAGCCGAATCAATGAACTCAAATGTGGTTAATGTAGAGGCTTGCAGACTACACGCAGACCCTAACGTATCCCTAAGGATAGCCCAGTTGAGATCTGAGCTTTACGAACGCAACAAAATAACCATTGATGAACTTGTACAGTCATTGGCTGGTATGGTTCGTTTTGATATTGCAGACCTTTACGATGAGGATGGAAAACTGCTTCCGTTAAGGCAAATGCCTTTAGCTGCAAGACAAATGATTCAACAGTTAGATACCGATGAAATAACCATTGGAGATACGGTGATCGGAAACACCCGTAAGATACGGACAATTGCCAAACTTGATGCAGTTGAAAAGTTGATGAAGCATTTGGGGGCATACGAGAAAGACAATTTTCAACGCAAACCAGAGTTGAATATAATTTCATCAATGCCGACAGAAGAACTTATTAAAAGAGCTGAGGCGCTAAAACAGATCAATGACAAAGCATGAGTTTGATATTTATATTGAACTTTACAAGCGCGGAGAATACGGTTCAATTCCGATAGGTGAGTACAGTACGGGCAATTATTTCTATTGCACCAATAAGCAAATAAAAACACTTGAGTTAATTGCAGATTCAGAAACAACAAACGTTGGTTATGGTGGTTCTGCGCGTTCCGGCAAGTCCGCAATCGAATGTACTGCGATAATTTTAGACAGTTTTGCATATCCCGGGATTGGGTGGGGATTGGCCAGAAAAGAACTTACCACTTTGAAAAGAACTGTTTTACTTACTCTTTTCAAACAGTTCGCTTTTTACGGGATTATTGAGGGTATAGATTACAAATACAATCAGCAGTTAAATAAAATTATTTTTACCAACGGAAGTGAGATATTTTTAATAGATACTGCTTATCAGCCAAGTGACCCATTGCTAACTAGGTTTGGTGGTTTTGAATTAACCAGATGCGCTGTTGATGAAAGCAACGAAACGGACGCTGCTGTAATTGAAAAGCTTTTTGAGCGTACAGGGTGGAGGTTGAACGACAAATATAACTTAAAAAGAAAGCTTTTTGAGTGCTTTAACCCAGCTAAAAATCATGTATACTTTCGTTTTTATGTTCCATTTAAAGAAAATAGGGAAACCGCCCACAGTAAGTTTATAGTTGCTTTGCCGTCGGATAATCCGCACCCGTCAGTACAAGAGTGGATTACGGATATGATACGCACGAGCGACGAGGTTACGGTTCAAAGACAGGTTTATGGCAACTTTGAATACGACGACGATCCTGCCGCTTTATGCACATATAAAAAAATAGCAGACCTTTTCACAAACGATCATGCACAAAGAGGTGAGAATAAAATAAGCGCGGATTTAGCCATGCAGGGTCGCGATAAATTTATTGCAGGTTATTGGGACGGGAATGTTTGTTATGTAGAAATAGATCAAGGCAAAAGCACAGGCAAGGAAATTGAAGATTCATTAAAACAATTGAAAATAGATAGGCGGGTTCCAAATTCAAACATAATTGCAGACAGTGATGGGCTTGGCGCATACCTCGAAAGTTACATTGAAAATATCGTTACATTTCACGGAGGCGCAAAAGCAACCGAATTGGAATATTTTAACCTAAAATCACAATGCGCATTTAAGTTGGCTGAAAAGATTAATAATGCTGAAATAAAAATAGTCTGCACAGCAACCCAAAGAGACAGCATTATTTCAGAGTTGTCTGTATGTTTAAAGCGAGAAAACATAAACGCCGACGCCTCAAAGAAAAAAATAATGTCAAAAGAGGAAATGAAAAAGCGTTTAGGACGTTCGCCTGACTATATGGATATGCTTATAATGGGGATGTGGTTCTATATATTTGAAACTGACGACATCGTTGAGGTTGAATAAAATAAACCCACACAATAAGCGTTAATTAAAAATTAATTATACATTTGCAACAAAGCCGTAAAAGACTACGCCCAAAACAACACTTTCTTAATGTCTTCGGAATTTATCAGGAACAAAACGGGTGCAAACCAAATCGCTATTGCAAGACGGCAGCAAAAGCAACTCAAGTATTTCACGCAATCCTCGGTACAGGAAGATATTTCCGGGGCTTATTTATCTGCTTGGGCGCAAGCACAATATGCAACCAATGATTTCTTTCTAAACTGGATCAAGTTGTGTTTGCGGCAAAAAAACTTCCTTTCGATATTTAAATTCCTAAGATACCCGTTATCAAGTGCCGAACTCATTAACGATGAGGTTAAGCCGCAATTGAAACGTGTTTTTTATTCCGAGGATGGCTATTCCAAATACATCGTAAAAAACAAAGAAGTTCAGGAGCCGCAGGAACTGGACGGAAACCAATTTAACGAGCAGATATTTGATGCGTTGCTGTTTAACCCAAATGATGTGGTCGTTTGCGATTTGCGGGATGTGAATACGCCATACAGAACCATTGTGCCGATTGAGCAGATAATTGCAATAGAATCACATAACGGACGGGTAAAGAAAATAGCCTATACAGCCGAGGTTGCACTGCCAAGCGGAGAACGAAAATGCGGGTATCTGTACATCGACAGCGAGGCGTACAAATTCTATGCAAATGAAGCAGACGATATTCCAACGCTTGTGGAGCCGCATGATCTTGGGGAATGCCCAGCCGATTATGTATCAAACGAGGCGTGGGATATGGAAGCCGATATAGTCCGTAAAAATATATTCAGCTACGTCAGAACCGATCTGGAAGAATACGTATTCTTGAAAGCGTTGCAAAGAATGACAGACGTAAACGGAACCATCCCCGTTATTACCAAACTCAAACTGACAGAGGTAAGCAAGGAAGGCAGGCTGGCAGATGCGGCAAGTCAGGAGCCAATGAGCGCGGCATCACTTCCAAAGCAATCAAATAAGAACATAGGCAACGACTTCCCTGAAAGCGAAAGCCCGATGCAGGCAGGAACGATTTATAACGTCCCGCAGATAAAGAATTCAGACGGAATATTGAATATGGATATTGTCAAATACTTTCTGCAACATTTCTATACCCCTGTTGAGTGCCTGGAGTTTTTGAATAAAAGATTGTCGGATGTTAGAAACAGGATCGTCTCCACCTTGCTTGGCGACTTTGAAGAAAGCAATACGTCTGCCAAAAACGAAATGCAGGTAAGCAAGTCCTACGTAAACAAACAGGACAAATTGCGCCACCTTAGCAATGCATTGTCAAAGTTAAGAACCAACAGCGATCGCAAGATGCTTGGGTTGAAATACGGGATTGACAGTATTTATTGCGATTATTTTTTCGGATCTGATTTCTTTCTGGAAACACAGCAGGACTTGTTTACGCTGTTCAAGGACGCGCCAAACGTAATTGAGCGAAAAAATATACTGATTCGCCAAAGCCAGAACCGAAACAGGTTTAATCCTGATCGCGCAAAAAAAGATTCATTGAAGTATGAACTGTTGCCGTACGCCTCTGATTTAGATTTCAATACCGCGCTCGAGCAGCAATTGGTAAGCGCAGAAAACAAAGTGCTGCAAACCCAATTCAACTATTACATTTCCTTGTTTGAGGCAAAGTATGGGGATTTGTTGGAGTTTTATAATGCCTTAAACAGCAGCAACAGTGAAAAACTAATTGCGATCAGGAACATTCTTTTTGACCTGATAATGCCAGAATTGCCGCAAAATTAAATTTGCACGTAAAGAAATAAACATTACATTTGCCTGACCGTGTGATGAAGCACGATACAACACAATGACTAAAAGACCGAAACAAACACGCATCAAGGCAATTATCTTATTGAGTTAAGGTAGTTGCTTTTTTGTTTTTTTAAACATAACCATAAAAGACTATGAGCAGATCAAAAATCAAGGTCGTTGAATTACAGATCGACCGAGGCGAAAGAAAGTTTGACGAAACAGGCAAGTACATTGGCGAACGCCAGACCCTTACATTTACCTACGGCGATACGCAGTGGGAAAACAATGTACGCAATTTAAAACATTTGGGAGTAAACCGCGTCGAGGTTGTTAATGCATTTGGACACACGGTGAAGCACAAAGATGAAGAAAACCCAGACAAGGTTAAGGAATATGAGAAGCTGATGAAAAAGGGCTCTTGGTTAAAGGGGCTGAAGGTAAAAGAAAAAGCATATTCTCTGGGAGATAACAAAGCTTTGAATATTTTATTGAAAAGGCCAAATCCTAACCAGGGACAAGATGCTTTTTTCTTTTCTGTTTATGTGAGTTATAAAATAGCAGGGGAATCTTTTATTTGGTTAAACAGGGGAGATATTGAACAGTACACAAACCCAGATGGATCACCAAATGATGCTGTAATTGACAAACTTCCTGTTTTGGAAATGTACCAGATGCCGGCAAATTTCATGGAGGTTGTACCTGATGAATCAGACGTTCACGGTGTAAGTGGATATGTTTTTATTCTTAATGGTCAAAGAATCTGGGTAAGAAAGAACGACATTATACACTGGAAAACTTACAACCCTATTTTTGATGCAACGACAAGAACACACTTAAGGGGACTTCCGCCTTTGAAGGCCGGGAATAAGATTTTAACCCAAGACGAAAGTTCAACAGATGCGGCGGTAGCCATGTATCAAGATGGTGGCGCCAGGGGTGTGTTGTTTGAAAAGAGTTTAAAAAATATTTCAGCAACTCAGAAAGCGGCGATTGAAGATATAGTTGCAAAAAGAATTAACAACAAAGACATGAAAAGCGCAGTTGCAAATCTTCAGGGAGATTGGGGCTATCTGGACATAGGAAAAGATTCAGTTGATATGCAACTGTTGGATGGAAACGAAAAAGCGTTTGCGAAATTGTGTTGGTTGTTTGGTGTTCCTGCGGGGCTTTTCTTGATAGACCAGACTTATGAGAATCAAAGATCGAACAGGAAAAGAATGTTAAGCGAATTGATCATTCCTGATTGCGCTTCTTTCAATGATGAGATGAATAGAATGCTCATGCCGGCTTTTGGACTAAGGAACGAAAAGGTAGAACCTGATTATTCAGAGTTACCAGAGATGCAGGAGGATATGAAAGATTTGGCGGACACACTTTCTAAGGTTTATGCAACACCAAATGAGATTCGGGAGGCAGCAGGGTTTGACCCGAATGAAAACGAAGTGATGAATGTGGCACATTACAACGGCAGGGCTTATGAGGATAATTTGGGTA